TTTTAATTTTAAAGGATACTGAAAATGATTTATCAATCTCCTTACGAAACCACCATTGGTAAAGTATTAAATATTAAAGGTGTGGAAGAAAAGATTCGTACTGCATTGGCACAGAACTACCCTTGGATTAAAGTAGATGAAAATAACCGTACTATTTTAATTTACCCAAATGACATTATCCCTAAATTTGACCACCCTGTAGTGGTTGACTTAGGTCGTAATTTGAAATATGTTGCAACAGACTTAACTGCCTTTGTACGTGAAATGCAACCAGGTGAATATACAGTAGGTAACCGTAGTCTTTATACATTACAAACATTACGTAGTGGTTTGACTTCAGACTTAGTAGAGAATGGTCCACGCGCGATTAAATCATTGTCTCAAAATGCAATGAAAACCTATTCTGATTTGATTACCAATGCTATCTCTATGGCATTTCATTGTGGTCCAGATGACATCGTTACATTGCGTGTATTAGGCGCATGGTTATATTACTCTATGCTTAGCGAACAAGAAGTAATCGGTGACTTGGAATTACAAGCTGTTATTGCTAAATTGTCTCGTGATATTAATATTCCAGCTACTTATATTTCACGTTATGTAAATGGTTTGGTTTATAAGTCTGTAGATGATTTTATTAAAGATGTACATGAGAAGATTGATAACCCTACATTAAAAGGTTTGAATATCGGTATGTTCTATACCACTATTGCTAAGAACTTAAACAGTGCAGTTTGGGTAGGTTTGGATAAGATGGAATTACTGTCTATCTCCATGGAACACATTCCTACATTTATTGCTGTACTGGCAATGTGTTTAACAGAACAACCATTTAAGAATGCTGGTTTAACTAAAATTGCATTAAGAAACTTCTCAAGAGATAAACAACAATTCGTCCTAGGTGTCAATGGTATTGTAACTGGACGATAAGACACTGAAAGGATAAAAGAAGATGAAGGTACCTTATCTTATCGGTCATTTTATCTATAACCTTTGGGGTGCGCCTCACCAAGATAACCAGTCTATCATTAGACCAGCTAGGATTACCCCATTTGGTGGAGCGCGTAATCACGTCCATATTTTCTCGGAAGACTATAACTTACCTACTAAACACGATAGATATCATGCTTATGTGTTAGGTCAGGTATTTGAACCTATTGTTAACTTGCCGTTTATTGAGTACCCAGAACGTTCAGAATGGGTAAACATGGCAGAATACTGTAAAGAAACCAATGTGCTATTTCAGTTCTATACTGTAAAAGGCATCATGATTCCTTTAACACATATTTACTTTACCACTACGGTAGAGAAGAATATTGTTATTGTTATCCGAGAAGAAACAAAAATCCCTTGGGATATGGATAGTCAAGACATCACATTTCGAACTTATAGAAATGCATTATACACAACACCTGGCCCAAATCAACCAGCTGAAAAAACAGATATCTTATATCTTAAATTAATCAGGATGTCTCAACGTACTATTATTAGCGATTTCTATCGTCAGTACGAGAGAAAACCAGGCAAGATTTTTACGTATATCAATGGTTATATTGTAGATAACCCTATCTCTTATCCTATCTTGGAAAGCGACGTGGTAGAGCTTATTTACGATTCGACAATTTATAAAACAGTAGAAATTAACATAAATCAAACGCCTACGTTTAAATCTATATTAGATGGTATTCGTAAATATTTGTTTACCCATGATAAATCTTATCGTCTTAATACATTTGAATATTTCGACGATTGTGACTTCTATTTGTCATTCTACCACAAAAACTCACCTAAGATGTTTAAAGGTGTTCTGTTACATCGTAATAATATTTCCAATGTACGACAAGTAACAAACTGTGACTTTTCAATTAGCACTAACTTGGTTAAGGAATTAATCCATGACCATGAGTTTATTGACCAAGCACAAGGTAGAATTGTATTTCAAGTACATTACCGTAAACAATATCGTAATATCAGATTCCCTTATAACGCACATCGACTACATGAGTTAAATAAATTACCTTATCGTAATCGTACAGCAGCCCTATTAGGTGTAAATTCAAATATCCAAGAATGGCGTGCTGATGTATTAGAGAATTCTGATTTAATGAAGTTAGTCTCTTTGGATAAACCTATATGCGATCTTGAGCGTATTCAAAATGCTTATGGTTACAATGCTGTTACTTGGTATACTGCAAAATCAGTACATCCTTATAAAGACTTTGTTAACGATGGTTTAGGTGGTAAAGTAGTTAATGTACCTTATACTTTCAGGCATATGTCTACTATCTTCGAATACGATGAAACTGGTAAACTATTAAAATGGTCTCGACTAGGTAATTATAACCAATACCCAGTTGAAGATTCACGTACACGATATGTTGAATTCATTGGTGGTGTAGGTACACGACAACCATACCATTACTTTGGTGAAGGTAAGAATAAGTTTACTATTGCTAGTAAAGATTCAGAATACCGATTCTATGGTTGTAAGAAAGAGTTATTGAACGAAAACCAAAATGACTATACTGTTTGGGAAGACATTACTGATAAAGTGATGTTAAATAAATCTTACGATGAACAAACAGATGAAACTAAGATTTGGTTAACTGATAAGTACGAAACACCATCGTCTCGTGAACCTATGTACAATACAGTAGATAAATATTTTATCTATCGTACAGATGATGATTTCTTGTGTCGAGATATAGAAGCAAGAGTAGTGAAGAATAACTTATCGTTTACACTTACTCAAGTTTATTGGGACATTGACGAAGAGAAGTTAAAAGAACAACCTGTTAAAGTACCCTATGGGTATTTAGATGTATTCTTAAACGGTTATGCTTTAATTGAAGGTATTGATTATTTCGTAGATTTTCCTAAAGTACACATTATCAGCAAAGGCTGTATTGACTTTAGTTTAGAAAAACAAAAGATTACATTTAGAATGTATGGTTTCCCTGATACTAAAAACCACACTACAGTAGACAAACGTACTATTACTCAGTTGACTGGTATTTTAAATGCCAATAGACAAGTAGGTTATGTAAATAACGGTATGTTGTCGAAAAACAATAAATGGGATATTTTGGAAGAAAAGAATCTTTTAGTTAAAGTAGGTAATGGTATTATTGCAAAAGAAGATTTAGGTTTTTCTGAAGACGGTTCAGTTATTCCTAATCGAAGAGATGTGTTAGAAGGTAAACCATACGAGATAGTTGATGTGATTTCTGGTAAACGAGATACTTATCCTAAAGATACTTACCAGTTTAAGAAAGAAGCTGAAGTATTAGATAAGAAGATTTCTGATTACATGACCATGTTATTACCAGAAACAAGAACAACCACCAATCCACCAATTCATGGATTGTATAAGTTATTCTCTCCATTACTAAGTCGTTTAATTTACGATTTATCAGAGAATCTGGTTAACTTCCCTAACACGGAATCTAGATATCTAGACCAAGAGGTTATTGACTTTATTGAAGCCAATTATCAAGAATTCTTTAAAATTGAACCATCGTTTAAACTGGATGCTATTAGTTTGAAACACGTTACAATCCATCCTGTTTATAAGAACACTGTTACTGATATTACATATCACCAAATGAGATGGTTAAAACAAGTCGTTCGTATTTATTATCGAAACAGTATTGAATTATCTCATTTTGTAAGAATAGGAGAACAATATGCCTAGTCCAACGGACATCCCAACTAATCTACCTGTGTATGCCAGAAACCATGCTGTGGATACATCAATCGTAGGTATTGACGGTGAACCACCTATCTACGATGATACCCAAACATGGCGACGCTGGGCAATGCACGATATCTATTTAGGTCGAGAAGGCCATCGTAAATGGATTCCTAAAGTAAATGACTATGTTGAAGACATTAGTTTAGAACCACCTAAGGTTTATAAAGTAATGTCTATTGACCCAACTACACAAGTACCTGAATTACGACTGATTCAATCCAATAAGATTGCAGTTGATGAAATGACTTCTGAAGAAGGACGATTCTTTGCTGGCGGTACATTAGCAACACCTTGTTCACGTCAGATTTTCTACGATAATTCCGTAGCACGCCCTACATTGAAAATTCCATCACAGTTCCATATTCAAGGTACGACACCACACCACGCTGTTGCTTATAAAGGCACTATTGCTGGTCAAGGTGGTTTAGCGATTTCAGCACGATACGACCAGAGCTTTAACTTTATTGGTAATGAAATTCCATTAATGCCTGTAGCTCAACGTGATTCTAATAATCACACCCAATGGTATATTCCAGACTTCTACTGCACACATGAGTTAGAAGAAGGTGAGATGATTCTTATCTTAATCTACGATGACCGTGGTGGTTTGTGTTCACGTACTAACTGGATTGTTGAGTATTCAGCATTGCTCCGTGACGTATCTGATGCAGATAAGTTTATTAATAACATTTCTCTTGAGTCGTTCTATATCGATTCTACAGATGATTCTAATCTCTTGATTCCAGAACAAGTATTGAAAAACTCCATTAACTTAATGGGTAAAGTACATTACTCAGATGGTTCCACCATTACTTATCCAGTAGATGGTAATAAGTTTGAATTACTGTATTTGGATAAAGCTGCTGAATCTGTAGCTTCTACTAAAGGTTCTCTATCTTTAGTATACTACTTAGCAGATAATGAGAAATCAGTACATGTTATTAATAACAATAACCGACACTTAATTGTACGTTCGTTTAACTATACAATTGTTGAACGAGATGGTGCTTACTCTGTTAAACTCTACCCTGTACCTAAGTGGATTAATAACGATATTGGTTATCAGCTTGACTGGTACTTATTTACATTAGATAGAAACCAATGGTTGGATGTAACCAATAGTGTATACATTACGCAGAATAGTCCAAATAGAAGCCTGAATGGTAAATTGTTTGGCCCATTACAGCAACTGGATGTCGCTATTGACCTAGGTGTAATTAATAATACATTTAGAGAACATATCCATCCACAAACAGTTGATATTCGTCTATTAAGACCAGCATCAGATGCTTCTGGTGATAGATTCTTATTAGGCTTTGATGCTTATCAGAATCCAGCATATGGTGACAATATCTTCTGTCAAGTACGTATTGCTTCTGCTACTGACTATAGATACAATATTTCTTGTGGTCAGACTGTGTTAGAAGAATGGTTAGAGAAAGTATATTATACGACTAAACCACAGTATCGTACTAGTCGTGAACCTAACGCACCAAAACCAAATATGTTTAAGTTAATCATTAAAAACAACGAGTATGAATTCCCAATCCGTAAATGGAATACAGAATTACAAATCAGTGCTCAAGTAACTGCAACAGATGTGGTTAAGGTATTGTTCTTCAGTAGAACTCAAGACAATGATGTCTATTATTCTATTGCTCCAATGCCTGTAATTATTACTTGAATTATTTTATAATTCAAGCGACTTAGATACTCTGTATCGTAAGTTACTTAAACAATTTTATTAAAAACTACCTTTATATGAAATAGAAAGTAGCTCTCCTATTTCGTGCTCTGTATATAACTCTCCTTTTGAGAATTAGGATAGCATATAGAGGAACTCCGATTCGCACAATGCAGTCATCTGTGTTTTTAATATCTTATACGTAACTTCGGAATAAGTATAAGGTTGAGAAAACATCGTGCGAGTTAAGATGACGCAGGTATTTTGAAATGCATATTAGCCCATAACCTCTAGTACTCTTACGAGTACTAGAGGCACTAGGGTCTTATGTTTTATAAAGAATTCCAGTAATCTAAGCTATTAATATCAGAAGAATAAGTAGTATCGACATTAGCATTATAGCTACCAAACCCGAACATATCATTTCTACCAAAGTAATTAGCTCTACTACCTAACATCGCTTCAGCACGAATAGAATCTAAACTACCTAAGATATTATCCACAATAATAGGTGATTGTTTCATCATGTTAATCTTACGGTTTTCTTTCAATTCGTTAATCATGTCAGACATACCAATAATCTTATTACGTTCCTCTGGATTCAATCGTTGTTCTAATAATCGAATAGATTTCTCAATCTTACTAAATTCAAAATAATCATCAGTATTATTTAAATCGTTATAAAGAGATTCAATCTTATTACGAATATTTTCTTGTTCACGATTATAAGCTAATTTAACTGGGTCTACAGCAGTACCTGCTTCAACAACATCAGATAAGAATCTTTGCTTAATGATATCGTAATAGAATACATTACGAGCATTGAAGATAAACCAACAAGCTAATAACCAGCTAATTACTTGGTCATCATGTTTACCTTTCAAGTGGTCAATACGACCATCTAATACAACAAGTCCTAATAACTCATCTACTAATCTAGAATCTTTAATCTTATCAGCAACAATATCGACAGCACGATATAATGTTTCATTATACAAGTTATTACGAGTATAACGACCAGTACCTGTGGTCATGTAACCAAATAAAGGTCTGTATTGGTTAGCAATAGACATACGGCTAGGATGTGAATCCATGGTATCAAATCGACGTGGGTTAGAATCACGTTCATTGACGACAATATTAAACACTCGTTTAAATGGGTCAATATTGTAACTAGGTAATACTTCAATCAAGTAATCGATAATACCTTGAGCAGAAGATTTATTCTCTGGAACAATAAGTATCTTAGGATAACGTATCATTAAGTCAGCTAACCATTGAGCGTAATTGTATAAGTTAACATTATTACAATCAGCACAACCAATAATTTCAAGATTAATCGCATTAACAAAAGTCAATGTCGTAGAGTCTCTACCTACATTAGAACTACTGTCCATACCCACAATAACAGGAACAGTATTCATCAAATGACTGATTTCATCTTGGTTATAATACCATTTAACAGTTAAACCATTGGTACCAATATCTCGATATATTGGTTCCATTTTACTGTTAGTCATCATTTGTAATTGTTTAGTAGTAAATGGAGAGACTTCATTACCAGAAGTCCAAACATTATAATAGTCTCGAAGAGCTGCTTCAGGAGAAACCCTGTTCTCTACAATCTTATTAATCAGCCATTCGTCAGTATAACCCATTTGTCGATGTGAGAATGTTCCTTGGATACTGAATGTACCTGTAATCTTAGCAATTTCAGATTGTGGGTTAGAATCCTTACGAACCATTTTCTCAAATTCAACTACGTCTTTACAATCAAGATATTTCTCATCCCATTGAGCAGATTCAGTAAATAGTTCATACGCCCATTTACCTTCAGGTGAGTCTTTCTTACCAGCAGTTGTAGTAAAGATAGAGCCAGTAAACTTACCTTCACGCATTGCATCATCTTTTGCCGCGTTCATCGCAGAACCCATGGTAGGAATGGTAATAAAGTTATTCTTACAATAAGCAATCTCGTCACAATGTCGAATTTCTACAGTATCACCACGACCTTTTTTATCCGCGTCTTCTACAGAGTCTTGTGCTACAATGGTATTGTAATAATTACGTCTATCCAATACAGTAATGGTCTCTTGGTTATTACTGTCTTTCTTAGTCATTCGGTTTAACCATTTAGGCATACGTTCAAATAGCTTACGTAAACGAATTACGTTCTTAACAGCCAGAGGTCTATCTTTTGTATATAGTAACATACGTAGACCAGTACTGAAGTTTAGAAGATAAGTCATGAGTACGTCTGTCGAATAAGACTTACCAGTCTGACGTGGCTGAATTAATAGATATTGACAGTTATTAAAGAATGACCAGAATAAAGAGATATTCGCCCTATTGGCTCTAAATCTATTTTTAATATTACCTTCTGGTGTAGGTGCAATTTCTCTAAAATAATAAAATGGATTAATGGCACATTCAGCAGCAATCCAAATCTTTTGTTCTTGTGTTAAGTTAGGGTCGTAAGGGTCTACAAACTCTAAGCGTCTGTCGTGTAGTTGTAAATGGAAGTAGTAGTTCTTAATCCCCATCTTTTTATAGATGTTTGCTAAATCAATAAACGACTGATTTTTAGTCGAAGTATGGACAATAGCATTAGGATATTTAATCCAGTCTTGTAAAAATAATATCATGATATTATCCTTTAAGTATAAAAGCATATTTCAAAAATATAACCAAATCATCGTATTTACGTACAAAATAGGAATAATACTATCGAGGTGTTAACCCCGATAGTATTATTAGTTTTTTATTTATTGTTTTTGATTCTGGTTATTTGAATATCTAAATAAGCTGAAATCACTGCGTTAATTTGTTTTTCTTCACCTAATAATCTTGATAACAAACGAGGTATATACACAGGTTGTTTCAAAATAGTAGAAGTAATAGGTAAATCCCAAGATTTAACACAATCAACTCTATAAAGAATAAGATGTTTCTTTTTAAAGAACCACCAACCAGTTCTCTCTAATATAAAATGTTTCTTAGTAACATGAATCTCTAAAGGAAAACCTTCGTAATTAATAATTCTTACATTAGTTTCCCCATTAGGTTCTTCTACTTCCGAGTATATTCTATTACCAGAGAAGTAATCCATTATACTAAAACTTTTTGAGAGTAGTTTTTCTATTAGACACATAGTCAGCCTTTCGAATGTGCTCCTATTAGCCGGAATAATAACGCATTGTAAAGGCTCTCAGTACTATATATAACATTACCCCTGTGCGTGTGGCTGCTATTGATGGACCAGATTTAATCTTAGTCGCCCTCTTAACGATTTCTTCCACATCATCACGGATAGATAATAATAATTCATCAGTACTACGGGAAGATGTATAAACACCTTTCATCTTACTGATTAAACCACTAATGTCAGATTTATTTTTCATCGCATTTCGATTTTGGTTTAAATAAGTCAACAAATGAGTCATGATTTTATTAACCACTTCATCAATCTCTAACTTACCTTTATCACCTTTACCGTACGAGTCACTAATCCAACTTAGTGTGCTTCTGAACATAGAAACAGGCATAGTCTTATTAGAACTTTCAATAATAGAAATCAAATCCAGTTTAATAAAACTTGGTTTATCAGGTATTACACCAGCTAAGTAATTACGATAAGTTTCTAAAGCATTTGCCTTATCCTTAAGAACAGCCTCACCATCCATCTCGATAAATGTAGAAGAAGTACTGTTCACCCTCATCCCAGACTCTTGGACTTGTTTTTGTAAGCCGTAAATGTTTTTAAGTAACGCCTTATTCCTACCTTGTGTATCTGTTAAAAGATAACCTACTGATTCACCCGTATTACGAATATCGTGTTCCATTCGTTGAATAGTTAGTCGGTGAATAGAGTGTTTCATGTCAATAATATCGTCACTTCTGTCTTGTACTACTTTTATCCAAGTGCCTTTCTGTTTAATGGCATATTTGTTACTCATTGCTGCCAGAGTTGCTTCAGCAACTTCTTTAGAGCAAGGATAAGGCCAGTGTCTTTGTAGACGAGAAGTGATAAAACGAAATTGTAAGACATTATAGATAGCTGACATTATCTCATTTTTACGCTTTTCATTGATTTTAGAAGACTTGTAGAACATATGGCTTAACCAGACACAACTTAAATTAAATGCATCACCAGCTACTACGTAGTAGACAGGATTAATAATATCGTTAAGTCTAGGTAAGAGTTCTTCTTCGTTAATGTTGAGTATTTCATCAAACCAAATACTTCGGTCTGAATTAGTAAATTTAACCACATAGACACCTGTTAAATTACCGCCAAAGAAAGAAGCATGTTCCACATTCTTGGAAATAAAACTATTCATGTAACGAATAATCTTATCACCTAATTTGTTATCGAAGGACAATTCCCCGCACAAATCATTAAATACATCCTTTACATGTTTATCCATTTTCTGTCCTTTATGTTAAATGTATTAAATAGTAAAATAAATTAGTCATTCATAACTTTTTAAAATATTTCAAACTTATACTATTCACATGAAAGAGTCGAATCTTTCTACCTTATCTTATTAACTTTTTATAAAGGAAAACCAAAATGATTAAATTGATTTTTGCAATTGTGATTGCCCTATTCATCTTCTCACTTCTCGTATGTATTGGTATCTACAAAGTAGGTACTAACTACGAGAAATACAAAAAGTTCTTTGAACAAAACAAAAAGTAATTTAGCTATCTGATTACCCTATGGAAAAACCATAGGGTAATCTTATTCTTATTTTTTAAATAAAGGAAATCAAAATGCAACAAATCAACCCATCTAAAATGAAACAAATCGAGCAATATGGAAATAAACAAAAACAACTCAAAGTAAACCCTAACCCAATTCATGAAAAACTCTTTAATGAAATCGTTGACAGTGTTGTTTCCGAAATCATCAAAGAATCTGGTGCTGATAAAACATACGAAGAAAATATTCGTATCTTGGCAGAAACCAATAAAGATGTAACTAAAATCAATGTAGCTACCATCTTTAATTCTGTTAATACAGCTATCGCCAATCCTAAAGATACAGAGCATAAAGAGAAGTATAAAGAGCTTTATGCCCTCTATCAACCAAATGTGTTTATCGATGCTATTTTGAGAAAAGTATTCAAAGCAGTAAACGATAATGGTTATACCACCCTGCTTTCTGAAGACCGAAACAGTTACTATCTGGCTGATATGAAAACACTCCGTCCAGTAGCACTCTTCCGTGAACAGAAGACATACGACCGCCCAGAACGCTATAAATCTGCTCATCCATTGGCTTATGCTATTTTCTTAACCAATGACAAAAATGAATGGGAACCTATCAAATACGATTTAGTAGATTACAAATTTAAGGAAGGTGATTATGATTTCTATCCAACGCGTAAAGCAGAAGATATCGACTTGGTTGAATTTAATGGTATGGTGTCTTTGTATACTGACATCAATTATGCTTTTGGTATCATTAAGTATTTCCAGAAACTAATGGAAAAAGTTAATGCTTCTGGTGAAATGGTTCAACCTGATTGGGCTATTGTACCAGTAGACATCGATACACTGAAGTCTAATTATTGGTATAACGATGAGATTAAAATCTTCTCTGTTAGTACAGATGATTTGGTGTATCCAGATGGTGATAACTGTATTACTGAAGGTATGGAAAATCTGGAAGGTACAAATGTAGAAGATATTTCAGCTACTGCTGGTAAAGTGACCGCAAAAGCAACTAAGAAATTATCTCTCAAATCTACTACCAAACATGATACCCATACAGACTACGATGTCGTAGTGGTTGAAGTAACCGATACTGATGGTAATGACATCATTAAGATGAATCCAAATGACTTTACCGATGTATTTGGTGAAATAACCACACGTGTGTACGAAACATTGCCTAAAGAAAAAGGACTGGTTAATGCTGAAATTCTTAACCCAGTAGGTGGCGGTAATGTGTTCTACATTATCCAACCATATGTTAAAGAAATTGTCCCACATATCGGAATGACACATGATGTTGTATCTGGTATTCTTGAACCTCTTCACCATAGTTGTCTGATTGAAAATCTGGTAGAACAAAACAGTGATAAAATCATTGATTTGATTCGTATGTTACCACTCTTGAAACCAGGCACTAAGTTGACAGATATCAAAGAAAACTTATTGTATCGCTTCCATGATTCGTTACATGAAGAATATGTAGGTTTTGGTGGTAGTATCTTAACTGACCTCTATTTGGAATCTGTACCGGCAGCTGAATTACACAGTACTGAATCTTCTGATATCCAAGTCGATACTAGTCTGTATTGTGTCTATACCATTAATCCAGTAACTGCTGTGAAATATGGTATTGATAACAGTAATGTGATTCGTGCTACCAAAGATATCCCAAGTTTTGATTCTCTCTATGTGATTGCATTTAAAACACGTGAAGAAGCACAAGCATATGTTGATTCCACTAAGAACCCATTACACTACTGTATTGTAGAAGATGTTATTAGCTTTAGCAATGTGGTTGAAGTTAATGGTAAACTCTACATGGAATATAACCATAACTTCTTGGATTATGCTTTTAATGAAAATGGTGAAAAAGCCTTTATTCGACATGTCTTTTAATTCACTAATCGTTATATAAAATATTTTCAAACCTATACTATTTTACTGAAGGGAGTCAATATCGATTTCCTTCAGTATTTTATTTAAACTTAATTTAAAAAGGAAACCTTAAAATGGCTATTAATGAAA